TTCTCCTTTGAAGGAAATCCATATAAGACTTGTTACTAACCTTGTATTGGTGGTTTGATTCTTCACAAAATAATATTCTTTGAACAGTTCCCTGCTCTGTAAATATAGTTTTTAATAACTCAATGTCAGTAGAGCCACTAACTGGACAAGCCCATTTTGGCAACCCTTTCTTTACTGCATTGTTAGTAACACTTCCAAAGTAAGGCTTTAAAGTCATATAAAGTTCCTCAGTAGTTACTATATCCCCTTTATTGTATTCTACCATTTTATCTAAGTACTCTTTTTGTTCTTGTTTATTTCCGTACTCTATCATATCCCACATATGTATTCCTTCGTGAGATTGCTTTAATGTTAATCCAAAGTACTTAGCCATATAAGCCATTGAGAAACTAGGCAACCTAAAGTACCTCTTAGCCATTCTATAAATATCAAATGACTTCACATATCTATCTACCCTTAAACTATGCTTAGCAGCCCTTGTGTTAATCCATTTATTGTCAAATGAGTTGTTGTTTTGCCCTATAACCATTGATGCCCTATTATACTCTTTAAGAAAAGATTTAAGCATCTTCTTATCACAATGATTACTATCCCAAGTCAAATACTTAACATCATCCTCTCCTATCCACTTCCAAGCCACACTTATTATCTTAGGCTCTGTTCTTAATTGCTTGTGATTGATGTATTGTTTCCCAGTCCACCATACTGTTGCCTCTGTTCTGCTTGTTTCTATATCGTAAACCATTATCTTGTCATCAACAATTTCAGATGCCTTAATACTTATACTTAGCTCCTTAGCGTATCTTCTTATCGTTCTTTCGCTTAGTGAAAGAAATTCAGCTAATTCTTCTTGTACTTGCTTTCTTGGTTTGTTACTAGCATACTGGTCTATAATTAACTGTCTGCTTTTCTTGCTTAACAAATTAACACTCATATTGTCTGTTCTTTTGATTAGTATGCTGCAAATATATATAAAAAAAAGCGATATATAACACAAAAGTGAGATGTTATTAACATCCCACTCTTGAAACTAAAACAAAACAATGAAAACAAAAGAGGCACTACCCTCCTTATGTTGTGGTGCAAAGATAATTATTTATTACAATTACCTTCACAATTACAGTCTTTTTTTTCAAAAACTGAAAATATTACTGGCAAGACACCTAAAGCTGTTAATACTAAGCTACTTACAGTTATGCCGTATTGCGCTATATTGGTACTTGCAGTTATAACTATGATACCAGACACAGTTCTTTTACTACTTAACTTCCCCTTAGTATCTTTAAAAAGCCCTAAAGTAGTATTCAATAACTTACTTACTGGCTCTACTAATTTCAAATCAAACATTATTTTCTGTTTTTAATGAAATAGTTAATTAAATCATCAATGTAACCGAATACTTTGTTGTCCTTGTCTGATGGTGTCAAATTAATTACCACCTTAGCAAAGGATAAAAAAGCAATAGTTAATGCAATCCAATTTTCTAAAATAAAATTCATATTATATATTTATTGATTAATAATCTATTTTGTTGGGTAACCCCAAATACAAGGAGTTATTTTTTCCTCATCAAAATCGGTATGGATAAATTTATTTTTAAAATCTATACCAAACCTCTCAAATCCTGCACCACCTAACCCACTCAATATCATTGCTAAATTATGTCCATTAGAGAACTTAATGTCAGCAGCAATTCCTTTTATATGACTTGAAGTTGGATTTTTAACTGACAAAGGATGCTTATCACATCTATACCCACTATTGATAGAGAAAGGCACTCCTGCTATCCTTCTTGCTTTATCTAACATCGCTAAGAAATCCTCATCAATATAGTTGGTATTACAACCACACTTACAATTAAACTCACTTCTTTTAAAGTACTTCAATGTCATTCTTTTTATGTTTAAGTTTGCGATTGTATTTCTTTCTATTCTTGTATGCAATCGTTTTACCCAGTTCATATCTATCGTTATATTCTTCCCTGCCCTCTGTATGCCTTGCTTCTTTGACTTCTGCTTTTATTCTTAGAGTGAACTCCTTTTCTTTTTTTCTTTCCATTTTTCACTCTTGTAAAGGATATTGCTCTAGCCATTTTATGCAGTTACTGATATGATTTCTAAATCACATTCTGCCGTGTCTGCTTGAGCAGCAATCTTAGTCAATTCATTAAACCCACCAAATGTAGCAGCACCCTCATTAATATCGTACTCGTTATCCATCATCATAAAGCTCTCTCCTGCTTTTAATTTAACCCAAAAAGCATCACTATTGTCATTAAATAATTGAATATTTATAAAGTTAGTGTCATCTAAATTCGTAACTCTAAAGTATTTGAAGTCTGCTTGAATACCTTCAGTAGCGTAATCAAACACATTTGCAAATGAAGATATACCTATTCTCATAATTCTTTTAACTACCTCTCCATTGTCAGAAAAGACTTTATTTACAGTTCCTCCATACTCAACCCCATTAAGTGTATAACTCTCTGTAATTGATACAGTTAAATCTGATGTTGTTACTGTTGTTGCCATAATTTATTTCTTTTTAAAGTGTTTGTATATTGTAAAGCCAATCGCTAAACATAATGATATTGTTGTTAGTATTTCATTTGCCTCTACTAATGATATGCCTATTGCACCTGCATTTGCTAATCCAACTTGGATTGTATCTTGTATTGTATTATTCACAGTTGATTTCATATTAAAGTTTCTTATACCCTATCGCTATCCCTGCTGATAGTTGAATTTCTGTTACATCGTGTATTATTGTTTTTTCTTTAATCCCTGATGCTGCTAAAGCAGTTCTTGTACTACCATTTATTTTAATAGATGATATAGTTGCTACTTTAAATATAACAACCCTATAAAAATCTTCTGTAACTAATCCACTGTTAGGGTTTATCTCCACTTGCTCTCCCTTTCCTGCTAACTCCATTAATAATCCTATTTCCATCTTTTATATTATTTTATTTATTAATTATTATAACCTAATTCCATTGTTGTGTTAAAATATACTGTTTTCCCAGTTATTTCTGTTTTTACCATTGCAAATACTATATCTCCTGCTAATAAATCTTTATCATCAAATGTACTCAATTCCTCCACACCAATCATATTACTGTTTCCACTAGCAGTTATTGTAAATTCTTTTATAAGAGTAGGTGTTAATGCAGTAGCATCATCTTCAATAGGAGTTACCTTACATATAGCAAGTGTAGCATCATCAGTACCATTACAAGTCATCCAACCCTTAACCTTCATAACATCACAATCACTCTGCACTATAAACCCTCCTGCCCTAAATATATCACTCACCCCTAATGTTGCACCACCAACAGTACCACTACCGTAATCTGCATTATGCTCAAATGGTGCTTGACTATCTGTTTGGCTTTGTGCGTACTCGTATGTACTTCCGTTTCCAGTAGTGTACCCTTTTAACTCAATAACACCTATCTTAATAGCCTTCTTTGAAATCCACTGCAAGTTACCATCACTCAACCCCTCTCCACTACCAATATTCTTAGTTAAGATACTGTCGTTCACGGCAGTTTCAAGTCCTTTAGGATTATGCCTATTAACATCAGTTAAATTCTTATGTTCGTTTGCTGCCATATAGTTTAATACATTATTATTCCGTGATTCTTCCAAGTTCCAGAACTACAAGGTGTGTTGCTCTTATATGTAGGGTAATCACCATTCTGGTCATCTCCTTCAATAAAATCAATCATATCCTTTAAAAAGATTTCTCCTTTTCTGTATGTTTCCTGCTTATACGCATTTAACTCTGATGGGTCTATAATAGAAGAAAACTCATCTATGTTATGCACAATCCCACTACTACTACTATTGTGTTGTATCTCACTAATCACCTCAAACCTAACAAACCAACTCAAACATCTTGTAAGGAAGTCATCTATTAAAGTTTGATTAGCAGTAGTAAGAGTACCTCCATTATGTTGTGTCTTTAATTCCTCATAAAACTTAACACCTAAAGCACCTTTAATATGTGCTAATTCAGCAAGTAATATTGAAGCATCAGAAACTAACGCTTGGTCTGTATTTGCATTTGTAAAGCTATTAGAGATTACCTCTCCTGCTGTTACTAATGGGATATATTGATTTACATTTGCCATAGTCTATTGTTCTATTGTTACTGATTTCTCCTCTCCAGTGTCCTCATTCTGAGTTACAATTATTTCTCTATCTGAAATAAACATATCACCATCCTCTAACTCTGGTAAATCTTCATCTAACAATCTTCTCTGCTCGTTAATTGTAAGTATCTTAGTAGGGTCTATAAATGTAGCGAAACTAATAGGTGGCTCATAATGTATAACTAACTCCTCTGGTAAATACCCCATTTCTTTGTTTAAGATATTTCTAATACCATTCAATAGTAAATCAGAAGTATCTTTAATTACAGTAGTCATTGCCAAGTCATAAGCAATTCTAATCTCACTACCAGTATTATTCATTTTACCACTAGAAACTAATCCACTTAATGATGGTTGCCATCTATGTGCAGTTACAATGTTTTGGTCAGTTACTTTTTGTAAATCCAACCAACTACCATCTTGGTCATCTTTTATAATAGAAACATTTGCAGGAGAAGTATCACCATTCTTAACGATAAACATAATTTTACCATTATTCCCATCACCAACAAACTTTCTTTGTGCTTCTTGCACTAATTCTTTAGCCTCATCCTCACCCATATCACCACTAATTTCTACAATAGCAGATGGCTGAAACCCATTCTTAAATTTAGTATGATTCCATTTACCTATCTCATAATCAACTGCAATATGCTCTAATGCAGCAACATAATCTGGTAAACCATAATAAGAGAATGTTGGCTCGTAATCCTTAAAATGCACTACAAACCTATTACCCTTAACTTCTGGATATAAAGGTATGTGTACCATCTTATCTCTTTGTGTTCTGTAATTCTTCCAGTCTGGATGTACTAATATACCACCACCTTTCTTAGCCTTCCTAGCAGTAGTTGCATCTAAATGGTAGAAATTAACTCCACCATCATAAACAACACCCTCTAAGTAAGCATTACCAAATGTGTAGTAATCATCTGAAAGTTTCTTGTAAACATCTCTCAAGCTCTCGCCATCAGCATTTACATTTCTTATAAAGTCTTTTAAATCCTCATTGTTCGTAACGAACTTCGCACCACTCGTAAAGATAGTCTTTTGAGCAAGTACACTTCTATGAGTAGAAGATTGTCTTTTTAATTCAGCAAGGTACTGAGGAAACAAGTTATCTGCTCCAAATGGAATGAAGTCAGTCCTAACCTTAGATAAGTCTTGTGGCTCTTGCACCTTTTCTGGTATTGCAAGATTAAAGACACCAAACTCAAAAGTATTCTTAGTCTTTTTTAGACTTTCTACTTGCTTTTTTGGTTGCTTTTTTGCTACTGATTTCTTTTTCTGACTCATTGTTATCTGAATTTGTTATTTTTTCAATGTATTGTGTAATCTTTAATTCTTCATAAATATACGCTAACTCCTCTTGAGTTGCAGTAGCATACTTAATCTTATGATTACCACTGTAAATTGTACCAGTCTGTTTTAATGATTTATACTTTGCCATAATTAAATATATTTGTAATTGTGGTAAATCTACAATATTTATGTAATCCTCACAAATACACATAAAGATATTTGTAAAAGAGTGCAATCAAGCACCCTTCTACATCTATCAAATTCTAGTTAGTCGTTGCAGTTAAAGCAGATGTATCAACAGACAAAGTACCAGTATATTCTCTTGGTAATTCATATTGTTTACACATTAGGTTTACTGCCAAACCATTCTCATCAGAGTATGCAGCACCAGTACCACCTTCAATAGTACCTAATTTTGCAAAGTTTTGACTTTTAGTAATAACATCTTCATTACCATATTTTTCAGAAACACCTAATACCCATTTCTTTCCGTTTGTATCAACAGCGATAACCATTAAACAAGCGTTAAAGAAGTTTTGTAATTCGTGATTCTTTGCCTCAGACATTAAAGGTAAATAGAAATTAAGTCCTAATTCAAATGAAGTAGAGCCGTTTTCTTTTGTACCATTAACAGCCAATGCAGGAGTTTCGTTCTTAAATTCGTGAACATACCAAGTTGCAGTTGATGCACCAGTATCTACGATAGAACTAATACCGTGCTTTCCTGCTGCATTGTCAAATGTTGCAGCATCACCAGTAGCCCATTCTCTCACTATAATTTGAGAAATACCACCAGTAGCTTGTAAATCAGCACACGCTATTCCTAATCCAGTATCTATTGCCATAATTTTATTATTTTTATATTGTTATTAAAAGTAATTAAGAGGAGGTTTTACCCTCCCCTATCATTACAAATTTCTAGTTAGTTACGATACCCCATTGAGTTAAAGAACTGAATAAGTACTGTACTCCTAGCTTGAAGCGAGAACGAACTAATACTTTTTCATCTTTATTTTCATACCACATATTTAATTGTGATTGTGGGTCAGTTACATCAGTACCGATAAGTAAGTTTTGTGTAGCTACATAACATACACCATCATTACACTCATCAGCAGCAGCAGATGTAAATAATGCAGGGTCAGTATCAGTTAAGATAGTGTCCCACTCATACATTGCAACTAATTCAACTCCTCTGAAAGATACTTTCATTACACCATCTTTTTGAGATGCGTAAGCTAAGTCAGAAGAAGTTCCTTCTAAGTTTGCTAAGTAAGCATTGAATAATCTTGGAGTTACAAACATTTTCTTGTCAGCAGCAGCAACTTGTTGTAATGCAGCAGGTGCTCCATTATAAACTGCTCTAAGTAAGTTGATTGCATCAGCAGCAGAAACAGCACCAACAGTACCTGCTTCTTCAATAACAGTTTCAGCAGCCATTAACTTCATAAATCCATCAAGAGCAGTGTAAGCAGATGAAGCGTCAGCAGTATTACCACCCCAAGCAAGTCTTACAACATCTTGTCCAATTCCATCAACAGTTCTCTTAACCATCATATCTCCAACTTGAGTTCCCTCAACATTAGAAGCATCAACTCCACTTCTGTAAAGTTCTTCAATATAAGTTCCGAAAAACTCATCAGCACATTGCTCTAAAGCAACTCTACATCTACCTGCTTCAATAGTTTTGTCAGATAAATCAAAGTCCCCACCAGTCAAAGCTGATGAACAACCAGTATAAGCATTAACAATCTTAGTTAAAGGTGCTGCTGCGAATACATTCATTTTGTGTTTTACATTAGGTATAACACGGTAATTAGCCAAAATTTCATCACTTCTGAAAGTTGGCTCGTAAAAAATTTCATTAAGGTTAGCACCTCCGTAAGTTGCACTAAAATCCTTATCTACTACATTTGCCATAATTTTATTATTTTTTTATTATTAATTATTTGTTCTTGTTCTAATCATTTCAGCAATCATATTGTGAAAACCTGCATTAGCATCAACTGCTACTGGCTCGTTTACGATTGCAGGGTCAGAGTCGTTCTCTGTGTCAGTACCCTTTGCTTCTGCTTTATTTGCAGCAGCGTTTAATTTCTCAACCTCCTCAGTTAAAGTTTCGTTATTACCTTTTGCAGATACTAACTCCTCCTCAAGTGAAGCAATTTTGTTTGTTAAATCAATGTTAGTAGTTTCAAACTCTGAAATCTTATTCATAATTTCTTCATTATCTTCTAACTTTACAGAGATTTCTGTTTGATTAACAACATCTTCTGAAACTTTCACATCACCTTTTACAGCAGTAACAATTTCTTCTACTTTGTTATTAAACCAATCTTTTAACTCATTAGTCATTTTTTTATTATTTATATTAATACTCAATTTGTTCTTAATTTGTTCGTTAGTGATATTCTTAAACTTAGAAACATCATAACTAGCAGCAACTTTAATTGCATCAGATATTGAAGTAATGAAGCCGTGTGCTAATGCCTCATCAGCATTTAACCAAGTTTCATTATCCATCATATCAGTTAAAGCCTCCATAGAAAGATTTACATTTTTCATATAGATACCCTTAAGCTCACCTCCTATCTTATCTAATAAGTCAGCAGTCTTTCTCATATCATCTGCTTCACCCATAGCTCCACTCCAAGCGTTATGTATCATAAATAAAGAGTTTTCAGACATAATCACCTCATCACCACCCATAGCAATGATAGTAGCGATACTTGCTGCAATACCTTCAATGTACACAGTAGTCTTTGCCGTTCTTTTCTTTAAAATATTGTAGATTGCCATACCATCAAAAACATCTCCACCAAGAGAGTTGATGTGTAGGTTGATTGGAGTTTCATCTAAATCTTTTATATCAGTAATAAAACTTTGTGCAGTTACTCCCCACATTCCAATTTCATCAAAAATATAAACATCAGCAGTACTACCTGCTTTATTCTTAATATTATACCAATTCTTATTCATAGCCACAAAAATACGAATAAGGTGTAGTTGTAATTACACTATTTGTTTACAAAACTTTTAGTAGGATATATTATTCATAGGGATAGACTTCTTTCTCTCCTTATAAACAATATTCTGTGCTTGACTTTCACTTATAGTGTATTTAATAGATAAATCCATAAAAGTGTGTGTTCTGCTACCTTGATTACCTACAAGCATTTTATCAAAGTCTGCAATTATCATATAATTACGAACTCTCTTAGGCTCAATAACACCTCTTTCAACTAAGTGTCTTACAATGTCTTTTGATGTAGGGTTTTCACCAAACCTTTTTTCTAACTCAACTCCAACAAGTTCAATGTAGTCGTAAACCACATCTACCTTATTTTGTCTTTCTTTTTTTTCTGCCATTCGTTTTCTTTTTGATTGGTGTTTTTTTAGTTTCTGCTAACATAAGGGGACTAGCTATCCATTCCTCTACTATCATCTCCCAGAATTTACATACTGCTGCTCTACAAGATGAACAATTCATATCTTGCTTTCTCTTAGGGAAGGCTATGTGCCATTCAGCATACATAAGTTTAAGTGATTCAGTGTGATACTTAGGAAATTGAGCCATATAACTCTTATTAACCTTTACTGCATCAGTAATCATCTCTCGTTTCTCTTTGCTAAAGGTATTAGCAATTTCAGTCATATTCATACTACCATTTCTTTTTAGGACATTCACCAAAGAAGTCCTTAGTTAAATTAGTTTTAGCATCTAAAAAACATTTACACGCTTTACATCTGTTTCCCCATTTCAACTTAGGGTACTTTAAGAGCATAAAGTTTCGGTGTAAACTACAACCTTTGCATATTTCTAACCTATCTAACTTAGTTTTTTTATCAACAAACATTTGTTTATTATTTAATTATTAAAATGTAGCCTCACTTTCAATTACACTAACACTATTTTGAGTGTCTGTAATATCTGCTTCAACTACTACCACTTTTCTACCACTTGCCATAGCACCTCTCATCTGACTTTGACCTACTGCATTGAATTGTTGCTGAGTAAATGAAGGTTGATTTAATAAACCACCATCTGCAAACTTAACACCTCCTCCTGCTGCATTCATTGCTGATAACTGACCTCTAAACATTGCTGTACTTCTTTTATTGATTACAGCCTCTCCTCCTTCTAATTCAACCACTCTACCTCCTACTGCAAACTTCTCACCTCCATTTGCGTGTGAGTTTCCGTGTACCATACCTCCGTTTGCAAATTCTTCTATCATACCACCTTGTGCGAATTTTTGAGAAGCGACAACAGCAGCTTGTATTACACCAGTAGCAATAGCAAATGGTATTTGAGTTGCAGCAACAGCAGCTCCGACTGGATTAAGTGATGCTATATGAGCAGCCATAGCTAACTTTATCTTACCAACATTCAGTGCAGTATCAATAGCAATCTTTAAAATATCCATTTTCTTCTTTTTCTCAAAAGCTGCTCTCTGGATTTTCTCAACCCCCTTCTCGTATTCTTCTTCCGTTATGAGTCCTGCATCCTTTCTTTCTTCTAGCCTTTTTTCATCCCTACCTGCTTGTCTTGATGCGTTATCATTAATTATACTAAAAACAGCATCAGATGCTTCTTTATACAACTCTAACCTCCTTAACGAATTATCTAATTGTTGCTGAGCTAATGCTTCATCTTCATCTTTAAGTTTCTTTAAATCATCTAAAGAACTTTGATACGGATTCCATACTATAACATCTTTTTGCTTCAATTTCTCAACACCTAACTCTTTTAATCTCTTAATTTCCTCCTCTATTGTTTTTATTGCTATATTCTTTGCTCGTATTTCTGCCTCTGTTGTTTCTGGCATCTTTTGAGCAATAGCTAATTCTTCTTCTGCAATTCTTATGAGAGATTTCTTTGCTTGTTTTTCTTTATTTTTTATATCTTGAAGCTCTTTCTGGTTTTTCTTCTCTAATGCTATCTTATTTCTCAATCTTCTAATCTCATCAAAAGACGCATCTCTTTCAAGTTTAGACATTGTATTAAGACCTCTTTTATGTGCAATCAAACCTGCTTCCCTTATTGTTATCTCGGATTTTAATGATTTTACATTTTCTTTTGACTTCTTTATTGTTCCTCCTAGTTGTTTTTGTACCAGCCTATTGAATGATTCTGCTCTATTTTCAAGCCTCTCACTAGCATCTGCAAGGTCATTAGTAGATAGTGCTGCATCTGATGCTGAGTCGCTAGTTAAAAGAAATTTAGCAGCTAATTCCCCTAACAAAACAATAGCAAGACCTATCCCAGTTGATGCTAATGCAGTTTTAAACCCCCTTAATGCTGCTGAAGCTGTTATTGTTGCTGTTCTCATTGCTACAATAGCACCAGTATATGCTGTTGTTGCAACTCTAGCAGCTATAACACCTAGCTTATATATACCGAGCCACTTAACTATACTTATAATAATCTTAACTCCTTTAGCTATTGCATCTGAATTGTCAGTAACTCTATTTATAAATACAGCAAACTTATCTATTAGGTCTTTTAGTCCACCACCTAATTTTTCAGTTAATTCAATAGCCAATCCTTGACTTGCTGATGTCATTCTCTTAAACGCACCTTCAAGAGTATCTCCTACAATATCTGACATTTCTTTAGCAGCACCATTTGCATTATTAAAATCAACAGTTAAGTCTTGTATTCTTTTAGAACCCTTAACCATAGTTTGAAATGCAGCAACTTGTCTTAAATCAACAAGACCCATAATCTCCTCATTAGAAAGTCCTTCTGCATTTAATATATTAAGTGCTTTTTGCAAATCATCAGAACTATTAACTGTAAATCCTAAATGCTTAGATAAATCAGATGATGAGTCTTGCATTTTTAAGAATATATTTCTTAAAGATGTACCTGCAATAGATGCTTCAATACCTGCATCTGTAAGAACACCCATAACAGCAGTTGTAGCCTCAATAGACACATTAGCTCCCGCTGCAATAGGTGCTACTTTAGTCATAGATGTTTGGAATTTCTCAATATCTAATGCCGAACTAGTAAAAGCCTCAGCCATAACATCAACAACCCTACCTGCTTCACTCGCATCTAATCCAAAACCTCTAATACTAGCTCCTGCTACAATAGCAGCCCTACCTAAATCAACATCTGTTGCTGTTGCTAACATTAAAGTAGCCTCTTGAGCATCTAATATCTCTTGAGTTGAAAACCCTAATTTACCAAAATTTGTCTGCAATTCAGCAACTTGTTGTGCCG